CATGACATCAAAGGTAATACTATTTGAGAAATTAAGCTACATTTTACCCACACGAATCAACATAGACCCAAAATTATCCTTCACCCTCCAAGAATACAAGGACGCCGCACGCAAATGGCGTTCTGACTTTCTCCGTCTGCCCATCATCGGCTGCGACGAGACCTTAAAGTTCATGACCGGTCGCCCCGGCATCCGTTACAAGGAGTCGGTCGGCACGCTCAACGCTTCCGCAGAGTTCGGCCCTTATTCGCCCACGCGCTCCGAGGACATCAACTTGCAGCTCGACTTCCGTACACTGGAGACATTCTTCGGTTCTGTTGTCGCCAAGTTCGAGCCTAACTCGGCCATCTCCACGCTCCTCGGCACGGGTGCCACCAAGGGCGACGGGCAGAAGTCTGTCCCCACGGCTCGCGAAGTTCTCGGCTTGATTGCCAAATCCCTCTCCGAGAAACTCAATGATTCTATCTGGAATGCCGTCCGCAACGCAAGCGGCAAGACTACCCACGACCTTTTCGACGGCTTCGACACAATCACAAAGAAGGAGGTCACTGCCGGCACCATCGCCGCCGACCAGGGCAACTACATGAAACTGACTGAGGCCATCACCTCTGCCAACGCCGTTGACATTGCCAAGGAGATTCTTTTCTCGCTCGACCCTCGTCTCCGCTCGCAGACGCTCTTCATGTACTGCTCGCAGGATTTCGTCGATAAGTACAACGAGGGCTATCTCCTTACGCACTCGGGCATCCCGTACAACACGCAGTACAACCAGCCCACCGTGGAGGGTTCCAACGGCAAGCTCATCTTCTGTCCGCTTTCCAACAAGACGGATTCCAAATACATCCACATATCTCCGAAAATCAACATGCTCTATGGCTATGACCAGATGGGCGACGTGGAATCGGTTGACGTGGAGCGTTTCGAGCCGTTTGTCCTCTCTTACATCGCCACCATGTTCTTCGGCGTGCAATTCGAGTCCATCGACAAGCGACGCCTGAAGGTTGTCGAACTTGCTGGCTTATAGTCTAATCATTAAAAATATTAATTATGGCAGCATCTACTCCAAATACAGACATACAAAAATCTCTCGCATGGGCAATGGGCACTCCCGAACTTCCGGGTGTGCGCCGCCGTGTTTATTATACCTCCAAGAATGATATTCTTGTCTGGCCCAAACTCCCTCATAACGATGTCGGACGTGTCACTTCTTCTGTCTACGACGGCTCCTTCACGCTGAAGGAAAACTCTTTTTGGAAGTACATTGACATCCTCCCAGAAAAGTCCCAACTCACCAGTGAGGCCCAGGGTGAACTCCCTTCGCAAACCCAGCTCAACAAGCTTGTCGCCGTCCATCCGAGTGTCGGCGAGGAAGCGTCCGCTGCCGCTGCTTATCTCAACAACAACGACAACGTCTTCATTGTAGAGGACATGAAGGGAAAGCACCGTGTTGTGGGTTGTGACAAGTGGACGACAAAGACCACCGTCACGCAGGATCTCGGACAGGGTGCCACTGGCACTACTGGCACCACCATCAATGTCGAAGCCTCTGACGAGTGTCCGGCTCCGTTCTACACTGGCACCATCACTACCGAGGAGGGCGACATCGACTGCGCAGCGTAATGTTTTAATCATAGTTTACCATGGACAAGCGGACTCCGATAGACATGCAGGAATTCTTGACTGACATTTCCGTGCCGGACTTATCGGGTCCGCTTGACTTGTCATCACCGGACGCTCCGAAAGGGCAGAAGGACATTTTTGCTATTGAGAAGCGCAAGGCATGGGACAAGTCGGTCGAAGCGCGGTGCGACTTCACCCGACGCATCCGCCTTACTCGCCGTGCTGACGTATTCTTCATCTCTCTCTGGCAGAAGTCGCTCTACGGACGCACGCTCACCGACATCAAGTCTGACGACACGATGGTTGACTTCTTCGCTGACAGCATCTCGCCACTCATCCACGAAATATTGGGTGAAAGTCTGGACACGGGCTATTGGTGTATCGTCACCACTCCCAAGCGTCGCCACCTCGTCAAGAACTTCGCCACGCGCATCAGCGAGCGCATCGCCCGGCAACTGCAAATCCCATTCTACGAGGATGTTGCCCACTGTCATTCCAAGCAGCGCATCGGTGCCGTCTTCACGCTCAACGTGTTGCCCCGTGAGCCTAACTGCATCGTCTTCGACGATTTCGTCACCACTGGCTCCACCCTCAAAGCCATGCGCAATCTACTCCTCGAACACCACAAGAATTGTATGTTCTTCACAGGTATCAACAACAAATTGTGAGCAAACGAGAGCAGAGTCAAACTTGCTTGAACTTTGCCGAGTGCAGCCACAATTCAACAAAGTTAAATTCTAACTTCCACCATTATGAATAAACTCACAGAACAGGTCGCCCAATTCCTCGACACTCCCGACGAGCAGCGTGATTGGAACACCGCCGCGCTCCTCCTTCTCCAGCTCACCAACAACACCATCCTATACCGCAACATCAGCCTTAACCCCAAGGGCAAGGCCGAGTTCATCGAGGGCAAGCTCCGCCAGCACCTCAAAGCACGCCGTGACATCGAAGCCCACGACGAGGTCAACGCCTTGCAGCAACAGGTTGACTCCATCATTGAATCCCGAACCGAGTTCACCGACAAGTCCACGAACCCAGCAACAGATTTCAAGGCAGGCAAAATTCGTGCAAATGAGAGCCAAGATGAGCTTGCTCAATCTCGGCCGAGTGCAGCCGAATTTCGCGCAGGCAAGCGTGCCGACCACGACTCCCTCCCCGAGGACATACAGGCTCTCTATGTCGAAAACCTCGACATTGTTCACCGTATGCGTGAGCTTCACCTCCGTCTCCGCTTATTGTCCGAGGACACGCAGCTCCACACCGATGCCGAGCGCAAACCGCTCCTCGACGAATTCATCTCTCTCGACAAAAAACTTCACGCAAATTGGGACACTTATGACCATTTCGTGACAAAGGCAGAAAGTGCAGAAAACACTGAAACAAAGGAAGTTGAAATTAGTCAGTCAATAACTGACCAATTACCCGAGCAGCCTAACGACAGTTCTCCAAATGCTCCCAGCACTCCCAAGAAAAAGTCCACCAAGAAGTCCACCAAATCCGTATAAGCCCCATCCGTCCCATCTGACCTACCTAAGTAAGAATAAGTAGGAACAAGCCCTAATCAAGCATGAAGCGCAACATCGACATCAACACCATCCTAAAGCCCCTCTCCGAATGTCCCCACCAGGCGTACCTCTCTAACGCCCTTCAGGTGGCGGACGTTTTGGAGTGGATATTGGGTCAAGTCGGCAAATCCGAGATTTGGCAGACCTCCTTCAGTATCTCTGAGGAGTTCCTTCGCCGCCTTTTCTTCATCGAAAAGTCCGGCAACATCTCCGCCTTCAATCTTGTCCTCGACCACAAGGCCACGAACAAGACCCTCAAACTTTGGGCATTTATCACCCAGACGATGAAGCGCACCTACCTCGCCGACAACCACTCCAAAATCCTTCTCGTGCAAGCGGAGTCTGGCGAACAAGTCAGTGTCGTCACCTCGCAAAACCTCACCCGAGGCAACCGCCATGAGTCTACTTTCATCTCCACCGCTCCCGACATCTTCGCTTCTCTTCACGCCTCCGTCATGGATCTCATCCGCTGCCATTCCGTCCCCCTCACTGACCTCTTCCAACAGCGCATCAATGCTGCCGGAGCCAACAATTAAGCTACTATGGAATATACAGAAGAAGTTCTCACCCAGATTGAGCAATACGCCTCCATCTACCTCAAAATTAGCGACATGGCTGTCATCCTCGGCATCAAAGCTGAAGACCTCCGCCGTGACATTGCTGACCGCACCTCCGCCGTCTCGCAGCGTTACCACCGTGGCAAAGCTGCCTCGCGTGTCAAGCTCTTGCATCAAGAGATGCAGCTTGCCTACGTCGGCTCGCCGCTCGCCCTCGAAAACACCCGTAACAATCTCCTCGACATGGAGGATGACGAATAGCAAGCTAAAAAGCAGCAAGCCCCAGTCTGTCAAAGCCGCCCCAAAGTCTTATCCGTCCTATCCGCCCCATGCGCCCTAATCTCAAAGAATCATGTCGCAATTAAACATCATCGAAATAGCCAAGCAGGATCTCTACACTTCCAAGTCCGATTTGGAAGCCAAGTACCCCTTGCCCCAAATCGAGCACTTGTTAAGGTTGCGCGACATGGTCACCTGGAGCATCGCGAACCCTGACATGAAGGATCGCCAATTCGTCGACGAACTCCGCAGCCGTTATAATCTCTCCCAAGTCACCGCCTACGCCGACCTCAAAATAGTGAAAGCCTTATTGCCGAACCTCTCCGAGTGTACCCGTGACTTCCACCGCTGGCGTTATAACGAGATGATCATGGAGACCTACCAAATGGCGAAGAAGCGCAAGGACACCAAAACGATGGAGAAAGCCGCCACCTCCTATGCCAAGTTCAACCGCATCGACATCGAGGACGAGCAATCCGTCCCATACCACATGATTGTGGTGCAGCCTTTCTTTCCCACCACTGACCCTCGTGTCGTGGGCATCACTCCTGTCCCCAACATCGATGAGCGTATCCGCAAGCTCACCCACGAGCTTACCGCCTCGCACCCCGACACCGAAAACATCGAATACGAACAAGCCGATCTCGTCATTGACGACATCTTTAAGCCTGAAGACAATGACCAACAAAGTTGACACCACAATATGGGACTCCGAAGCCAAGCTCCACTCCAAGCGCGTCTACTTCAACAAGCCCCAGCTCCTCACGCAATACATCGCCGCCAAGACCACCGTCATCGTGGCTGGCCGTCGCACCGGCAAGACGGACTCCATCGCCTCGCCCTTCGTGCTCCGCAACATGCAGCGTATGCCCGGCTCCACGGGCGGCATCGTCGTGCCTACTTTCAAGCACGGACTCACCAATACGCTCCCTGGCTTGCTCGCCGCATGGAAGCGGTGGGGTTATATCAATGGTGTTCACTATGTTGTCGGCAGAAAACCTCCCAAGTCTTTCTCCAAACCCATCACCGAACCTGCTGACTACGAGCACGTCATCACGTTCTACAACGGCTCCGTTGCCATCATCATCTCCCAAGACCGCCCCGGCTCTTCCAACTCCCTCACGCTCTCGTGGCTCCTCATCGACGAGGCGAAATTCATTGACTACAACAAGCTAAAAGACGAGACGCTCCCTGCCAATGGTGGCATCCGCTCGTACTTCGGCCATCACAGTTTTAATCACAGTATGATGGTGCTCTCCGATATGCCGCAGACCACCAAAGGCTCGTGGTTCCTCCATTACGAGGAGAAGATGGACACCGAGCTAATAGACACAATCAAAGGCACTATCTACAAAATCTGGCAGACCAAGGAGCGCATCGCCCAGCTCAAAGAGCAGCATCAGCCCATTCCGTCATATCTGCCTAACTACCTCAAATGGCTCGACCAGTCACTCAACAAAATGCGTTCTGTCGCCGTCTACTACAAAGAATACAGTACTCTCGAAAATCTCCAACTCCTCGGCGAGGAGTACATTCGCCAGATGAAGCGCGACCTCACGCCCAAGACGTTCCAAACATCCATCCTATGCCAAAAAATCGGCATCTCGCACGACGGCTTTTATTCTTCCATGCAGGAGTACCACAAGTATGACGCTTCCGATTTCGCCTACCTCGACTCCCTCGGTTACGAAAATATAATCAAGGAGGCTCAACAGGACTTATATACCATCCACGCAACTAACCAGTTCTCCACGCTCAACAGCTCCCTCGACTGCCGCACAGACTCTGACATCGACCCTATGCAGCCTCTCTGTATAGGCATGGACTACAACGCCAACATCAACTGGATTGTCTGCGGCCAACCTCGCAATAATAGGTTAAACATCCTCAAATCCTTCTACGTCAAGTTCGAGCGCAAAATCCCTGCACTTGTCGCTGACTTCTGCACCTATTACGCTCCGCACCCCAACAAGACGGTCATCTACTACTACGACGCCACCGCCCTCGGCTCCAATTACGCCGTGAACGACCAGGACTTCCACTGGGTTGTCGTCCACGAGTTTGAGCGTCACGGCTGGCAGGTCATTGACGTGTACCTCGGCAACCCCATGCGCCACGATGAAAAATACCTTCTCATCAACCAGGGCTTCTCCGGCAAGCAACGCCTCATGCCTTACTTCAACCGCCAAAACAACGACGACCTCATCCTCGCTATCCAAAGTGCCGGAGTGGAGCGCGGACGCAACGGCTTCCGCAAGAACAAAAGCATGGAGAAGCAGCCGGAATCCGAAGAGGATTTATTGGAGCACCGCACCGACGGCACCGATGCCTTCGACACTCTATATATCGGCTGCGAGAAGTTCCCACAGCATGATTTGTACCCGATTTGCGTTGGTGGGGTGAGATAATATAGACAATATTCTATTTTGTAAATACTATTTACTATCTTTGTACTTATTAATTAACTTAAACACTATATTATGGATGGATTAGCACTAATTTTAGCATTAGCTTATCTTGCTTTCCTTGTGTTTTTATTAGTGAAGTTTATACAACTTTGTAATGATACACGGGACATTAAAAATCTACTTATCTCAAACTTGCAATCAAGAGATACAAGTATTTCTTCATCTGAAGAAACTCGTTTTAATACGACTAAATTTAATGAAGGAGATTTAGTTGTAGAGAAAAGCACCAATAAACAATTACGCTTGGGTAAATTTTGCAATGGTTTATGGATTTGCCTTTCCAATGGTCAAGAATATAAAGAACTGAAAGAGTCTGAACTCTATACATGGAAAGAATACCTTGCATCAATAGGGAAATAACAAAATATTGTAATGGATGATGGCCTAATAGCAATCATCCATTATATCTTTTTCTTCATGTACTGAGAAGTGATAAGATTCAAACTTATCTAAGAATGTTTCAATTTCAGTAGTAGCCCATTTGTTCTTCTCTGATAAGCATTTATAAATTGTGGAAACAGAGAGAAACAATTCATCTGTTTTTTCAAATTGCAAAATGCAATTTAAATCAATTTCATTATGATATTTCTCCCAGCCTTCACTATTGACATGCCTCCATGTTTTGGTTATGGTATACATAGTAAAACAAATACATCCATTGTTTACATTGAAAGATTCTTTACTATAATACCAATAGTGTCCTTCTTTAAGAACAGGAATTGATTTTTTCTTCATAAAACTATTTTTTTTGCAAAGGTACATATTTTTTATTTTTTGTGTATATGAAGTGGAATCCTCACCTAATCCCCTAATCAGCCTTTGTCTTGCGCCCTCCGTAAGATGAAGGCTTTTCTTTTTCTCTATGGCCAGTGTCTCCGTCTCCCTCACCTCCGTCGCTTCGCTCTCCGCACCTTTGGATAAGACAGACCACACCTCGGCTATTCTGTAAGGAATATTGCCCTCGGCTCACACCACCTTTTGCCCTGTCTATCTCTTAGTCGTGTGAGTCAATCGTCTGCGATGCCCAATCCTTTTCCATTTGTAAAAGGAGGAACACCAGGCGCACCGCCTTTTCGGGACATGGCACATCTCGTCCGTGCCGTCGGCTTTGTAGCTTGTTCCACCGTCCCAAGCATTGTCCGTGGAGGACATGGCTTTTTCTTCTCTGCTAAAATGACGAGTATTCATATCCGAATCATTTCCCATCCGTTCCACACTCCGCTTAGTGAATGAACATCGCTACCGCTGACATAAAGAGGTATTGCCGCTTCCGCATCCGCCTTTCTGCTTGCTATAAATAGGTAGCAGTCCGCCACAATTTCATATTCTGTAAAGTTGTAGCCCCCCCTCACCAATGATGCCACCCGAGATTGCTTAAAAACAAGGTAGTCTTGAACACATTTCCCATGTCTCCGTGATATTCTTATAAAGCGGTATTCTCGTGTACCACAATCATTTTATTTCTCCGAGCGTTCCGCTCCAGTGCTTTCTGATTTTTCCTTTGCAAAGTTAGCGCAAGCGGCTTGTCTGAAAGGGTCGCGCCCTGCGCTTATCCAAAGATTTTTTCAAAAGTTTTTGGGGCAAGTTTGCCTCATTCCAAAATCTTTCAAGTCCTGAAGGATGAAATAATCTCCGTCTATCCCTTGCATACATGCCTTTTCCTTGCGCTCCCGAATTGCACGTAAAAATTACAAAAGCACAAGGTGCTTCACTCAAAGTCGAACAAATAAAATTTCAAGATTATGGTACACACCACATTAAAATCAGAATATCACTTCAGCAAGAGAAGTTCAAGACAGGTTGAGTTGTCAAGCAATCTCTACCAGGTTGTCATCAATGGAGAGGATGGCGAGTATGTCGAGTATGAAATCGAGGCTGACAGCCATTCAGAGGCAAGCGCCAAGGCGGAAGCTCTCGCGGCAGACAGCTTTATAGACATCAGCTATATCGAAGTCTATCTCATTCACTAATCAGATTGTTTCACTCTTAAATAGAAAAAGTTATGAATACTCCTAATGTCATTTTAGCAGAGAAAGCCATTTCCGGCAAGTCCACGAACAATGTATGGGTCGTTTACACAAGCGCCGACAGCACAGACAAGATGTACTGCACCAGTCCCTACAAGGCTATGCGCCTTATGTTCCTCCTCAAAAAGAGGATGGGATTGAACATCTCCGACAATTGTCTCACACGCCTCTCGCAAGAGATAGCCAGAGCAAAAGATAGTGCAAGCCGCGAGCAGAGCACTGGCTCTGCCGAGGCGCAGCCTGTCTCATCCAAAGCCCCACAAGGGGCTACGGTGCCGGAGGTGAGGGAGCCGGAGCCACAGTCCGCCGAGGAAAAGCCCAAGAAGAGAAGAGGGCGCAAGCCAAAGGCTGAAAAGGTTGCTTAGGCAGCCTTCCACTTCCGCCCGGCTCGAAAGAGTCGGGATTTCTTCTGTCGCTATGGCAAGATCGTAACAAGTCCGCACTTGCCGTCGCTCCCTACAAAATCCCTTTGTCTTCCGAGCCGTGCGAGGATAGAGCAGTACTGACATTATCTAATCGGCATAGCCGACCGCTCCTAACTCAAAACTCTGCACAGCGCCCAGTCTTTTCCCACACGCCCCAATCCGTGTATCTTAGCGACAAAAACAAGTCCGCCCATGCTCAAAATCTCCTACACGCCCTCCGAATACTGTTTCACCACTGACCTCCCCACGGAAATCGCCATCTCCACCGATGCCACCGCCATTGACATCACCGTGGAGTGCGACGGCAACGCTGCCTTCTCCACCACGCTGTACCCGTACAACAACACCGCCACGCTCTATGACATTCGCTCTGTCATCGAGAGCTATCTGTTGTCGCGCAACCTTATCTTCACTCGTTTCGTCATCCTCGCTGAAGTCACCGATGCTGACGGCAAAATCACCGAGAACACCAACACCCCGGAGCGTACTGTCATCTTCTCCCGACTGAACATCGGCCACAACATCGCCAGCAGCTTCCTCCAGTCATCCTTCCTCACCACCTTGTCATCCTTCACCATCCCTCGCCGCGCCATCCAGCACCTCACATACCTCGTCCTCCCCGGCTGCACCCTCCAGTGCTACACCGAATGTCTCGTCCTCGTTGATGGCGAGTCCACGCCTCGCACCGTCCGCCTCACTGATCAGAACATTGTCACCACCAATGTCTCCCACCTCTCTGCCTACCACGACATCATCAGTCCCGTCGGCATCCTCTCACGCCTTTACATCAAAGGCACGCTCCTTCAGTTCACTGTCCACCGGGGCTTTCTCGCCAAGACCTTCTACGTCATTGACCGCACGCCCAATCTCACTCTCCAGATACGCAACGAGTTCAACTGCTTCGAGCACATCCACCTCTCATGCGTCACCAAGCGCAAGCTCTCCCTCGACCGCTCCACCGCCACCTCTCTCGGCACCTCCACATTCTACGACGACCATTCCGCCTACGAATACGAGGTAGAATCCTCCATGCTCACCGAGGAAGAGTGTAGCCATTACTCCCAGCTTCTCCTCTCGCAGTACACCAACATCATCGAACCAAATGGCGGCTCCATCTCCATCATCATCACCGACATCAGCAGTGAAATCTCCGATGCCGACAACGCCACCAACAGCATCAAGTTCAAGTACAAGTACGCCGCTCACCGCATCCCATGCTCCGTCAAGTCCCAAGCCAACATCTTCGACGACCCCTTCCACCGCACCTTCGACTAATCCCCAAAAAGAATCTCCATGCAATCCATACACATCTCCACTCTCCGCAAAATCCTCTCGTCCCCCGAACCCGTCGACATCCGTCTCTGGACGCGCAGCGGCGAGATCCAGTCCTGGCATCGCTGCATCTCCCTCAAATATGACTTCTACAAAGGCACAAGACGAATGAAGCTGCTGGACTCTAATCAAATCCGGCAGCTTCGCGATGTGTGCATATTTGAGGTGAATGGGATTGAGGTGTATATGTAAAGTAACAATTTTGTTTTTCTTGATGATATTCTTGTTCAATACAAGAAAAAATGCTAAATTTGCGCATAAGTTAAAACATTTTACGTCATGCCAAAAATCAACAGGCTAAAAGTCGTACTTGCAGAGCAACAAAAAACTGGCAAATGGTTAGCCGCACAGATTGGAAAGTCTAATTGTTCCGTCAGTAAGTGGTGCAGCAACTCTGTTCAACCAGATTTGGTTACTCTTGATATGATTGCCAAAATTCTGAAAGTTGATATAAAAACGTTGCTATACGATACGGACTTTAATGAAAATACAAAATAATGGAGACTTCTATACAACAATATAAACAGGCTGTTTGCGTTATAAAGGACGCTATTTTAAAGAGCCAATACAGGGCATCAAAATTAGTAACAGGAGAACAACTGTCACTCTATTTTGGTATAGGTGCATATGTTTCTGAAAAATCAAGACAAGAAAAATGGGGCTCTTCAGCTATTGAACGAATCAGTGAACAGCTGCATCGTGAGCTTCCAGGACTACGAGGATTTTCTGCAAGAAGTGTCCGTAATATGCGCATCTTTTACGAATATTGGGCTAAATATTTAATTTGGCAGCCGACGGCTGCCAAATTACAAGTTGTTGCAACACAGGATATTGTTGACATTGATAGTTTGTCTTTGCAAAAATGGTCGCCAATGGCTGCCGAAATTAATCGAGAAGAATTTCTTGGCATCAGCTTTTCGCATCATATGGAAATATTGCAAAAGACAAAAGATCTCAATGAGGTGCTTTTCTATATACACCAAACGATTCAGTACAAGTGGGATAAATATGATCTACGCGACCGCCTGAAGGAAGGACTTTATAAGAAACAGGGGGCTGCTGCTAACAATTTTCTGCAGACAATGCCTGTTAATGATGCTCGTAAGGCTGTAGGAATGTTTAAGGATGAGTACCTTCTTGACTATATCAATGTGGATGAAATGGAAGTTGACAAGCCTGAAGATATTGACGAAAGGGTTATAGAGAAGGCCATTGTCCGTAATATCAAGAAGTTCATTATGACTTTCGGCCGAGACTTTGCCTATATCGGCAATCAATACCATTTGGAAATATTCGGAGAAGAATTATTTCCAGACTTACTTTTTCTCAATAGGGAATTGAATTGCATTGTTGTAGTGGAACTGAAAAAGGGGGCATTCAAGCCTGCCTATATAGGCCAGTTACAGACTTACATGAAAGTGCTTGATGACAAAGTGCGTAAACCTCATGAGAACCCAACCATTGGTATTCTTCTCTGTAAGAGCGCCAATAAGGCTTTCGTTGAGTATGTTATCCGTGACTACAGCCATCCAATGGGTGTCGCAACATATAAGACGGCAGAAGATATGAGCGAGGAGTTAAGAAAGGCTCTGCCTGATATGGACGAGATGCGAAAACTGCTCACTGATGATGGTGATAACTAAAATATCAATAACTACCAAGAGCATACTTAATGTCTGAAAAGAAATCATATAAAATAGATCAAATTGTCAATTCTATTTTTGAAGGCGATTGTATTGATATTATGAAGCAATTTCCTGATAATTGTATTGACATGATACTTTGTGATTTGCCGTATGGCACAACACAAAATAAATGGGATAGTATTATTCCATTAGATGAATTATGGCATGAATACAAGCGAATAATAAAAGAGAATGGTGCAATCGTACTTACATCGCAAGGACTATTTACCGCTCAATTGATGCTTAGTAATCCGAAGCAATTCAAGTATAAATGGGTATGGGAAAAATCGAAGCCTACTAATTTTTTGAATGCAAAAAAACAACCACTGCGGAAATACGAAGATGTTTGTGTGTTCTATAAGAAGCAACCGGTTTACAATCCTCAAATGGTCCAAGGAGAACCTTATGACAAAGGTTTTAGAAAGAACCAATTAAGTGGCAGTTATGGAGATTTTCAACCTGTTCATGTGCATAGTGATGGTAAACGATATCCCACAGATGTAATATATTTCAAAACTGCAGAAAGTGAGGGTGAAGTAATACACCCAACCCAAAAGCCAGTAGAATTGGGGCGATATTTCGTAAGAACATATACAAATCCTGGTGCATTGGTATTAGATAATACATTTGGTAGTGGAAGTTTTTTACTATCCGCATTATTGGAAGGTCGAAATTTTGTTGGTATAGAAAAAAATAAAGATGTACATTTGTTCAAAGAAAAAGAAATTGATTATATTTTAGCTGCTAAAAGGCGCCTTTATAAAGGGTGGCAAACATTGGAAGAATCCAAAAGGCAGACTATTAGGCAAATTAATTTAATATTAGACTTTTAATCATGGGCAGTCAAGATATAATAGTCCGAAAGAATGAACGTTCTTGGGCAATAGAAATCATATCTCAGATAAATCGAATTGCATCTGAAAATGATTTGGTCATAAAACGTGCAGGAGGAGAGTCTACCATCTCATATAGTAAGAGTGGTAGAATGTTTCCTGATGTCATTTTATATGAAGACAAAGACCTTAGTCGCATTCTGCAAGGTTGGGAACTAAAAATGCCTGATGTGCCAATTACAGATGAGACCTTTGTTAAGGACGCACAGCGCAAAGCTAAAGCTTTGGGCTTGACAAGTTGCCTTATATGGAACTTTACATATGCTCAACTCTTTATTTTCGATGAAACATCAGGGGATTTTGAACTTAATAAGCAATGGGAAAATCTGAACATAAAAACTCGTTCGGATGTCGCATTATACAAGGATAATTGGGAAAAGACCCTTTATGATGTTATCATATTTATAAATGAGTTCTTGCTATCGAATGATGTAAAGCACATTTCTATAGGAGAAGTCATATCTAATAGTGCCTTAAATATCCTTATTAATGAAAATAAATCTATTGTCGCAGATTTTTTGAAGGAGCAGTCTGTTGTTGATAGTGTTATAGATGCGAAAATAAGTATATGGTGGAAAAGTATAAAATCAGAGTATCAATTCGACGAGACTGATCCTTACAAAGCTTATGCTAAGAGTGTTATTCTGAACTGGGCTTATAGAATAATCTTTGCGCATCTGATAAAACGACAGCAGAAAGAAGCTGTATATGTAAATGACATTAACTATGAGACCACTCCCAAAGAGGCTAATACTATATTTTCAGAGATTACGAGCAAATGTGATTTCTATAATGTTTTTGCAAGCATTGATTTAAATGAGTTATTGCCTACACAGACATGGGAATCATTAGTCGATTTGTCACTTTTTCTCAAAGAGAATGGTATCAAGTCAATAAATCAGTCCATGCTTCAAAATATACTTGAAAGATGCGTTAATGTTACAAGAAGAGAACTAAATGGACAATTTACAACGCCTAAAACATTAGCTCGCATCCTTGCTTCTATAACCATTCATAATTGGACAGAAGATTGTGCAGATCCATGTTGCGGAACAGGAACAATTCCACATGAAATTATTAATCTGAAGAAGGACAAAATTGGTGTATCTAAGGCAGTAGATACAACTTGGGCAAGTGACAAATATAGTTTGCCACTCCAAATAGCCAATATTAGTATGACATCATGTGAAACCATCAATATGGCTAATCGTATTTTTCAGAGCAATGCTTTGGAATTAAAGCCTGGTGCCACTACTGATATAGTAGATCCTAAAACGGGAATAAAACTTACATATGGAATACCTTTGTTCGGAGCTATCTGTTCCAACTTGCCATTCATTGCTTTTGAAAACGTTCCTGTAGAGGATGAACTTTTGATAAATCAAGAGTTCGACCGAAATTCTGTAAACAGAAAATCAGATTTGTCATACTTTATTGCCCTTCATCTTGCAAACATGTTAAGGGATAAGGGGTATTTGGGTATTATTACATCTAATGCGTGGCTTGGAACTTCTGCAGGGGCAGCGTTCTATTGTAATTTAATTGAGCGTTACAACTTGCTACAAGTTCATGTTAGTGGCTCTGGAAGATGGTTTAAAAATGCAGATGTAGTAACAACTATTCTTGTTTTGCAAAAAAGAGATCCTTCTGAAAACAGATTGCCTACAACATTTTGGCTTTGGAAGAAACCTCTGGAAGCAATATCCAATAATTCTGACTATGAACATACTATCATAGAAAGTTCTTTACTCAATGAATCTACTGATGAAAGTATAATAAAGTGTTCAAAATACTCCAATATTCAGATTGAGCAATTACATAATATGAATATCTCATATAATGCTTTGTTTCATGATGTCTTATGGCTTTTGGAAATTCAGCAAGTCTTGATTCCTTTAAGAAATTTGTTTAAAGTTTTTAGAGGTAGTCGAAGGGGATGGGATGCACTATTCTTTCCAACGGATAACAATTCAATTGAGTCAGAGTTCTTGCATCCTGCACTTTTTAATGCAAAGAAGTTAGACGAATTGGTAGCTATTCCAGACAGAAAGGCTTTTAGCTGTGGTTTGGATTTAGATACTTTAGAAACCAATTTCAAGGGGGCATATAAGTGGATAAAGAAATTTGAAAATCAAAAGAACGGTACAGGAAAACCTCTTCCAGAGGTTCTTGCAAAATCTAAGGAGAAATGGTATGAAATGAAGCCTAATGAAGTGGCTGAAATATTTACAATGATGAATCCTGATAAGCGAATTTTCTTTGGTAGATTTAATGAACCGACGTTTATCAACCAAAGATTAATTGGATTAAGATTATTGGATAATTCATCTGATGTAGTGCTGTACCATGCTTTGCTAAATTCAATTTTGATGAAATTCTTTATTGAAGCTGTTGGCTTTGGACGAGGCTTAGGTGTTCTTGATATAAACAAGGACAATGTAGCCAGTTGCTTCATGTTAAACCCTGCGCGCTTATCGAAGCATTCCGTTGATCTGATAAAGATGTCTTTCATGGTTATTACAGAAAAACCAATAATGACAGTGGAAGAAGAAATGAAAGATACAGACTGGATATCATTTAATCATACTGTTCTTTCAGCTTTCTATATTGATTCATATTACGATCGTATTTGTAATTCATTAAAATCAATGAGAAAGGCAAGGATGACCGCAAAGGATAAATTTGAGATAAAAGTATCTTCAAGCGAAACGTATGTTAAATACCATCCTTCTTCTGACGGATTATCAATGGCTGCTGAACCAAATGATATTTAATATTATAACCATAAGATTATGGCAAGAAAAGAAAGTCTTCACGAGATAGGTGAGTCTATACAGAATCACAGGAATATGGAAATAAGCGATTACACACATAATTGTGCAATTG